TCATCATCTTCATCATCATCTTCATCATCATCTTCATCATCATCTTCATCATCATCTTCATCATCATCTTCATCATCATCTTCATCATCATCTTCATCATCTTCTTGTTCAATTTCTTTAATTTCTTCATATTCAAAATCTTTAATAGATGCTTTAACTTCTTTCACAACTGGCATAGTTTGTTTATCTATATTATAAGGTGTAAAGGTTCTTTGATTTGCTGACCATTCATCTTGGTCTTCATCAAAGATATTACTAAATTTTGAAGAGAATTGACTAGAGAATACTTGTTCATCATAATAAGATCTAGGAACAAATCTGTATTGAATTTTAACATTATTTTTAATTTTCTGGAATTTTTCTTCGTAAATACCATGTACTACTAATATAATTCCAAAAAAGAACATTAATATTATTAGCAACTTCATTATTATTATAAATTAATATTTTATTATAAGATTATTAATCTACTTCTTCAACATTTTCAATATTTACTTGTTGTTTCTTAGCACTTAACCAAGGATCTTCTCCTCCAAATACTTTTTCATTAACTTCTGGATTAGTATCAGCATTAAAGTTTTCTTGTACAGTATTATCTTCACCTACTCCACTAGAAGTAATTACTTGTTGAACATCTCCCTTAACATCCTTTACAACTTGTTCAACATCAGAAACTACTTGTTCTACATCCTTAACATCACTAACTACATCTGTAGCTGCTTGAACTACATTTCCAGATTCTATATCACTAACAGTTTTAGCAACATCTTTAACGGCATCCGCAGTATCTACTACAGTTTTAGCAACATCTTGAGCAGTATCTTTAACTTCTCCAATAACTTCATTCTCACTATCCTTAACTTCTTCTTCTGTTGTAGGAGGTGCTTCTAGTTGATTTTGTTCTTGAACTCTCTTATTCTTCTCTTTTTGTGCTTCAATCATTTCATCCTTTCTTTCATCAAATACTTCATCTTTATGTGCTTGATTCTCACGATATTTCTTCATTAGAGTATTCAATTGGTCTTCTCCATAATGTTGATCATCGATATCATCGGCATTAGGATCCCAAGGACACCAGCATCCAACTTGACAAATAAAAATATTGTGATTCTTATCCTTTCTCTTTAGAACTTCACTGCGAACTTGTGCTTCTCTTAGAGTATCATAAGAACCTCGTACCTTTAGTCCTCTAACATTAGTTTGGAAATCTACTTGCTCGCTAAATTCCTTATCTAATTGTTCAGATTTTTCATCCATAAAATATTTGTATTCATCTTGCATATGTTTTTTATTAAAGAGGAATCTGTATCTATCAGCAATTGCTTGAAATCCATCAGCATCATCTGGATATTTTTCCTTAAGATTATAAAACATTTCATTTACTTCTTTACAAAAATTTTCAGTAAATTTAGTAAAAGTGAATACTTTTTTATCATCTAGAACTTTTTCTGGAGATAGGAATGAAACACAGCAGAATTTTTGCCCACGAATTTCAGCATCTTCTTCTAGATAATCACATTCACTTACTGGTACAACACTTCCAGACATTTTTATAAACTATTATTTTATAATAATTTTTAAATAATTTTTACTTAATGTTTTTATTTAAAAATTTTTATTAAAATATTTTTATTTAAATATTTTTAATTAAATTTATTTTATAAAATTTTTTTATCTATATATAGTATAAAAATGAACGGACTAGATGTAAGAGAAGTTGTTAAGCGCATGCTTAAATATTTTGTTGAAGGTTTAGTTGTTGCTGTTGCTGCTTGGGTAATGCCCGGCCGCAAATCCGATATGATGGATGTTGTATGCCTCGGTCTTGTAGCTGCTGCCACATTCTCCCTACTTGACCTATTTGCTCCTTCCGTAGGAACTAGTGCTAGAACTGGTGCCGGTCTCGGTGTTGGTGCCAACCTAGTAGGTTTCCCTGCCAAGTAAATTAATTTAAATTAATTAATTTAGAAAAAATTATATTATAACAAATTATATTATAAAAAATTATAATAATTATTTTTATATAAAATTTATATAGAATTATATAGATTTTATGAATTGCCATCCTAATTCTTCACATATTTTTTCCCATATTAGTTCTTGTTGATACAGTTTTTCTCTAGATTTTAATAGAGGAAAATATTTAATATATTCATCTTCTCCTAAAATTTCTAGAAACTTATGTAAAACATAAGAATAACTAAGGAAATTCTTTCTATTTTTAGGTGAATGCTTAATAAATGGCCCTTGTATTTCTTTAAACATTTGTCTTAATTTTTCTTCTAATTCTGGTGTTAGTTGTGGAGTACTTTTACCAGTAATTCTATTAAGAATATATGGAATATGTTCATAATATTTATTTATCTTATTTTTCTTTAGTATAGCACGTATTTTTTCATAATTAAGAGTTGCCATATTAGTAACTTTGTTCTTCTTCAATTCCATAAAGATTTTATCAAAAACTTCTTCTGGAATATCTGTAGTTTCTTTACCTTGAGATTGTGCTATCCACTCATTAAAATGATTAATACGATTATAAGAAAAATAAGATATTTCTTTAGGAGGTTCTTTATAACCTGGTTTTTCATTATCCGTTATAATATATTCTATAGTATTACAATCATTACAGAATAGTATACCATCATGACTATATTCGTTAATATTCTTAGATTGACAATGCTGGCAAATATCAACTTCACAAGTTAAATTATTATTAATATAATCTTTATCTGTATAAGATAGATAAGTTTCTAATAAATCAGACCTATTTTGGTCTTGATTCGATTTTATATTTTGAATATTATTATTAAAGAAGTCAATAATATTAATATTCTTAACATTATTATCGGCATCATTATTTTCTACAGAATCATAATAGTTAAATAAGACTTCTGATGTATTTACCAGATAATCTATTTCATCTTCTTTAGAATTTATTTTAGAAATGTTAGATAATATTTCTTTTTCTTTTTGTTCTAAATCGAATAAAACATTTTCATCTGTTTCATTCTTTATATTTTTTCTAACTTTCTTTAGTTCTTTCTCTAGAGAAGTGATACTGTTATATTTTTTATTAAATGCGTCTAATTGTTTTTCATGGCAAGTATCTAGAGTATTATTAGTTTTTTGATAATTATATCTTCTTTTTGTCTTTTTGCTAGACTTACCTTTTAATTTATCATTAATCATATATAAGAATTGATAATTAATAAGTCTTTATATAGAAATTTTGCGTAAAAATTAATTTTAATTTTAATTTATTAGAATTTTATAGAAATTTTGCGTAAAAATTAATTTTAAGTTTAATTTAGCGAAAATTATTTTCTTTATATATATTATAAAAAAATATGGGAGGAGGATTGATGCAACTCGTTGCTTATGGCGCTCAAGACATTTACCTTACCGGTAATCCACAAATTACTTTCTTCAAAGTAGTCTACCGCAGACACACTAACTTCGCTATGGAAGCTGTTGAACAAACAATGAATGGCACAGTCGCTACTAATGGTAGAACTACTGTTACAATTTCTAGAAATGGAGATTTGGTTGGTCAATGTTATCTTCAATCCACAACTCCTGCAGATGAACCAGTTAATGGTAGTATAAGTGAAATTAACAATGTTGAAGTAGAAATTGGTGGTCAAAAGATTGATAAACAATATGGTCACTGGATGGAAGTTTGGGCAGAATTAACTGAAAATAAAGCAGGTTTAGCTAAAGGTACTAATTTCCAACAAATGAGCGGTTTTGGTTATGCTTTAGACGCTAGCACTGCGATGACTCTTAACAATACAGCAGCGGCTAATGCTAATGTTGTTGCGCATCAAGATATGGACGCCTGTATAGTTTGGGTTCCACTTCAATTCTGGTTCTGTCGTAATCCAGGTCTTGCTCTTCCACTTATTGCTCTTCAATATCACGAGGTTAAACTTATTTTTAATTTTGGTTCTGTAGGTCATGAAGGTCATAAAGTATGGTGTGACTATATTTACCTTGATACTGATGAACGTAGACGTTTTGCTCAAGTATCTCATGAATATCTTATTGAACAAGTTCAAGACATAAGTGTAAGTGCTAGCACTAGTTCCCAATCTGTAGATTTAACATTTAATCATCCTGTAAAAGAATTAGTATGGGCAGGTGGTTTAAATTCGGGACTACTAACACCATTTGCTGGTAGTGCTTCTGAAACAGTTCTACTTAAATTAAATGGTCATGATCGTTTTGCTGCTAGAGAAGCTAGATATTTCTCTAGAGCCCAAGTATGGCAACACCATAGTGGTGAAGGAGGTTTCGTTGATATGTCAATTGGTGTATATTCTTTTGCCCTTAAACCTGAAGAACATCAGCCATCGGGTACTTGCAATTTCTCTAGAATTGATAATGCTCAATTAGTATTTTCAGGTGGTTTTGAAAATGCTGGTACTGTCTACGCCGTCAACTACAACGTACTCAGAGTCATGTCGGGTAT